CATCAATGGCAGGCAAAGCGTTACGCAGGAGAATACTCGCTGATGTACTGAGCAAAGGCGGCGCTGAATACTTGTTTGAGCAGATAGCTTCTGGCAATACCCTCACAGCCCTTGCGAAAGAATATGACTGCTCGAGGCAATATCTTAGCACATCCCTCAAGACTATCCCTGAGTATGGCAACGCCCTAGCCAAAGCCCGCCAAGAGGCAGCGGATGCACTCGTAGAGCAAGGCTTAACAATGGTAGATGACTTGGATGGCGGCTCAACCAGCAGTGAAATAGCCGCCACACGAGAGAAGGTGCAGTGGCGTAAATTCATGGCAGGCTCGTACAACCAAGAGCGATACGGCAACAGACCCCAGACAAACGTGACAATATCCGTGGGCGACATGCATTTAGACGCCCTACGCAAAGTTAATTCAGATTTGGCGGCAATAGACCGCGAAGATCGTGAGCGTGAAGCAAAGACGATTGACGCAGATTACGAGGATGTATCCGATGAGTGACAACCCATTACAAGAGTTTGTCCTACGTTACCGGGACGAGCCAGTGCTATTCGTCAAAGAGGTGCTGGGCGCTACGCCATACGATTATCAGGAAGAGTTTCTGAACGCCATTGCATCCGGCGAGCGTAAAATGTCCGTCAGATCAGGCCACGGCACGGGCAAGTCAACGTCCGCGTCTTGGGCTATGCTCTGGTTTCTCCTACTGCGCTTCCCCAACAAAGTAGTCGTCACAGCCCCCACGTCATCCCAATTGTTTGACGCATTGTTTGCCGAGCTAAAACGATGGATTAACGAGTTGCCACCCCACCTACAGCAATTGATTACCACCAAATCAGACCGCGTCGAGCTAACGTCGGCAGCGTCCGAGGCTTTCATATCAGCTAGAACGTCACGCGCAGAAACGCCAGAAGCACTAGCTGGTGTGCATTCCGAGAATGTCTTATTGGTGGTAGATGAGGCGTCAGGTGTGCCTGAGAAAGTCTTCGAAGCTGCGGCTGGCTCGATGTCAGGCCACAGCGCAACCACGCTACTCCTATCTAACCCCACGCGATCTTCTGGCACATTCTTTGAGAGCCAAACGAGAATGGCTAAGAGCTGGTGGACGCGCAGATGGTCGTGCGTGGATAGCCCTCTCGTATCCACAGAATTTGTCGATGAAATGCGTGAGCGTTACGGCGAGGATAGCAATGCGTTTCGCATACGTGTGCTTGGCGAGTTTCCAATGGCTGACGATGATACGATTATTCCGTTTCACGTCGCCGAGAGCGCCATACATCGAGACATTGAGGTTACGCCCGACATTAGGCCGATATGGGGCTTGGACGTGGCAAGGTTTGGCACGGATAAGACTGCATTATGCAAAAGGTATGGCAATGTCGTGACAGATATTACCGCGTGGCAGGGATTAGACTTAATGCAGACTGTGGGCAGAGTAATGGCTGAATATGAAAGCCTATCGCCCAGCCTGCGCCCAAACGAGATCCTCGTGGATAGTATTGGCGTTGGCGGCGGTGTAGTTGATAGATTACGTGAGTTAGGCGCGCCAGTGCGTGGAATTAATGTTGGCGAAGCGCCCGCGATGGGCAAGACCTACACAAACTTACGCAGCGAGTTGTGGTTTAAGACAAAGGGATGGCTCGAAGATAGATCCTGCAAATTACCAAAGAATGACCAACTCTTAGCCGAGCTAACTGGCATAAGGTACTCATTTACCAGCGCAGGCAAGATGAAAGCCGAAAGTAAAGACGAAATGCGAAGGCGTGGCCTAAAATCGCCCGATTTAGCCGACGCATTATGCTTAACTATGGCTTCCGACGCAGCTACAGCCCTATCTGGAGCAAATATAAGCTGGAAAAAGTCAATTAAACGCAATTTAAAGGGAATTGCATGAACCAAAAAAAATTTTCAAATTTGTCACCCAAGATGAAAAATTTAATGATGAATAAATGGATAAAAAGCTATATGAGCCGTGGTTTGACGTTGGAAGATGCCCAACATGCCGCTAGGTGGCGCGCTGGGACGTGGAAGTTATCAGATAGAATGCGCGTTGTACTAGCTAATATGGAAAAATTGTGATAGTTTGTAAAAAAACAACGTATAGGCTATAATTATGCCACAAAATCAATTTATGAGCTTTTTAAACTCGTTAGACAAAGGCGCGAGTGACAGGAACAGCATTACCGAGTTTCTGGCTAACGTTTTGACGCCCGGTGACGAGATGGAATACGTTAATGGTCAACTTATGACTACTGGCGGCAAACCTGTTGAAAATATTGGTGATAAAACGTATTACGGCACGCTAGGCCAAGCTAATTTTGCGGGCAATGACCCAGTAAAGCAGGGTTTGCTATCAAAAATGACTGAAGCACCCGATAAAGCAGCGCGTAAGTTTGGTTTGCTAAATAAAGACGTGCAAGTGCCAGACAGTGACTATTACAGTTTATTATACGGCGTAAAGCCACTTGGCCCTATAAAAGAAACAGTTTTGCCTGACATAACTGACGAGCAAGAGTTCTTTAACTTTGTAGAAGAGTTTAAAGATGACCCAGCGTTTGGTGTCTACAAAGGTAACTTGGAGATGATGCGCAAAGTATTTGACTTAATGAAGCAGCAGAATTTAGACTTGTAATGGGCTTGTTAGATCAAAATACATACCAAGGTGGGACAAACGCTCAATGGGCTGACTATGTAGACAGCTTAAAGGTAACGCCAATGAGCTTTACCGCAATGGACGCCGCAAAATTTATAGCTGAGGCCACGCCTATTATTGGCGACGCTATGGCGGCTAAAGAAATATATGATGAGCTGCAAAAAGATAATCCTAATTATAAATATGCAGCAGGATTAGGCGCTTTAGCTTTAGTTGGCATTATACCGGGCGTTGGTGATGCGCTTAAAAAAGGTGGACGTGGATTACTTGACGTAGTTAACCGCATTGAAGTTGATCCTAACGCGCTGGGCATGTCTGGTGGTAATATTAGGTTAAAGCCGCCAACTAAAGAAGAACTAGACCCATACGGGTTTCAAAAAACAAAAATGGATATACCTCTTTCAGACGTTGATGTAGATTTTACTCTAGACCCCAATCTTTCACCAAAGAAAAAATTAGACTTAGAAAGCTTAGAAGGGAAAGTGGCTGTACCTCTCATGGGTGATAGGTCAAGCGTTGGCACTGTTAAAGGCCTACTAGGAAACACATTTGAAAATCCTGTAGATGTTGGCGGCGGTATAGACTTTATGAGGTCTGGAGCAAATCAATTAGATGATGCTATTTGGGCATCTAAAAAAGGAATTATATCAAGAATTGATAATAATGCTGCTAAATTACAAGAAGCTAATAATGGAGCGGATATAGTTGGTATTTCATTAGGAATGTCTCCAGATGCAGTTGATTTTGCTGATTTTACGTCTGAAGTTATGGCAGAAATGGTAAAGTTTGCGCCAATTAAAAAATCTGACGTAATTCAATATGACCAATATATGAAAGCGTATGACCCTAATTGGGTAGGTTTAGAAAGTCCAGATTTAAGACCTTATTTAAAAATGGTAAAACCAGACATTAGAAAAGCATTTATTAGAGGTATGGACAATAGGGCAATGCAAGATGCAGGCTTTCCAAGTCCTGCTATGATAAGAAAATCGGTAACAGATCCTAATCAGGTAAATATGGGAAGTGGAATGGCTGGGCTTTCTGTTGGTAAAATTAACCCAAAAAGTGGTTTATTATATAATAATGCTAAAGATTTTAAAAAAGGTTCTAATATTCAAGGACTAGCTCAAGTTCCCCACAGCACATATGATACACAAATAAAAGGTGAATATTTAGGAGGCGTGGAAACTCCAGTTTATCAAGGTGAAGTATTTAAGGATCTTTGGGACTCTATGTCTGGAAAAACAACAAAAGCAGGAAAGCCATTAAACAATGCGCACAAAACGCATGCATTAAAAACTAAAATGTCAGGCCAACTTTTAACTGAAGAAATTTTACAAAATATTATGAATGCGCAAGGGCTTCTTCGATGAATAGTGGTGGTACTTCGTCTGCGTCTACTTTTAACAGTAAACAAACAAATCTATCAAATTGCTCAATAGCAACTGGGTCTTTTTGGTCAAAAAACATTGCCCTTAAAACAATATCTTCACGAATTTTTTCTAAATATGCGTCTGTCATAATTATCCCTCCTACGGATTATTATCTTAACTTTTTATATTACAAAACGCAATACCTAGTACAATCTACATAAATATGTTATACAGAAATAAACTGAGAGTTGACTAATGCCAATTACAACATATGCAGAATTAAAGACAAATATTGCAGATTTTCTTAATCGAGATGATCTAGCATCAATTTCGTCTACGTTTATATCGCTCGCTGAAGATGATCTAAACCTTAGATTGCGTCATTGGAGGCAAGAAAAGCGCAGCACAGCCGAGATTGACACGCAATACAGCGCAATTCCCGCAGATATGCTAGAAATAATACGATTTTATATAACAAGCGGAGATACACGCCCACTTGAGCTAATTTCGCAAGCAGAAATGCTTGATCGCAAGTTTAGAAATTTAAACACAAGCGGTCAGCCAGCATATTACGCACTTACAGCAGGCGAGATTGAAGTTTACCCAGTGCCAGATGGTACATATACTTCAGAATTGTATTATTACAGCCGAATACCCGCGCTAAGTGATAGTAATACATCAAATTGGGTATTGGATTATTATTCTAGCGCATATTTATATGGCTCACTAATACATTCTGCGCCATACTTAAAGGATGACGCTAGAATACAAGTGTGGGCAGCGTTATACCAAAGCGCAATTGACGCAATTAACGCTGAAAGCGAAAAAGCTAAATTTGGCGGTTCAGGCCGTCGTATGAAAATAAGGGCATATTAAAATGAGTTTTACAGATACATTTGAAACACGAGTATTGACTTGGGTATTTACTGCAAGTTCAGCAACACGCCCGACAGCGTGGTTTATAGCATTATACACTGCAGCTCCAAATGATACGGGCGGTGGCACTGAAGTTAGTGGCGGCGGATATGTGAGAAAAGCAGCAACATTCACAGTTTCTGGGGATACTGCAAGCAACTCTGGTGCAATTGAATACCCAACTGCAACGGGAAATTATGGCACAGTTAGCCACGTTGGTATTTTTGACGCATCATCTGGCGGTAACTTAATAGCGTATGCAGCTCTATCAGTGTCAAAAACTATTTCTACTGGAGATGTATTGCGTATCCCCGCCGGGGATTTGGATGTTACTTTATCATAAGGTTAGACAATGGCATTTGTAATTAAAGATCGTGTACGTGAAACAACAACCACGACAGGCACATCTGCAATATCGCTAGGTGGTACATCCACATCTTTTGAAGCATTTAGCGATCATATGTCTAATGCGGATACAACGCATTATGCGATAGTACACAGCACGGCTGATGAATGGGAAGTTGGTTTAGGCACTTGGAACACTGGAAATACATTAACGCGGACAACTGTACTATCTAGCTCTAACAGTAACGCAGCAGTAAGTTTTACATCTGGTTCTAAAGATGTATTTATGACCTACCCTGCATCTCAGTCTGTTTCTAATTTACCTTTATCTGGCGGTGCAATTACAGGCAACGTAACTTGGGGTGACAACGACAAAGCCATATTCGGTGCTGGCAGTGACTTGCAGATTTATCACGATGGTAACAATAGATTAGTAACATCTGGTGATCTATTAGTTAACATCACTGATGGTGATGAATTTCAGATTTTGGGTAGCTCAACTGCTGTACTAAGAGCCACAGCGACAGGCTCTGTACGACTGTTTCACAACGGCGCAGAAAAACTAACTACAACATCAACAGGCATTGACGTAACAGGCACAGTGACTTCCAATGATGTAAACATTACAGATACAACACCTAATCTAAAGTTTACTGATACGGATGGAAATCATTTAGCTAATATAACACAATCAGGTTCACATCTTTATATAGATAATGATTCTACTGGTAACATTCGAATGAGAGTTGATGGTAATACTGAACGTCTTACAGTTAACTCAACAGGTGTAAACGTAACAGGCAACGTTGCAGTATCTGGCACAGTAGATGGCGTAGACATAGCATCAAGAGACGGCATACTCACAAGCACAACTACAACAGCTAATGCCGCTTTGCCAAAAGCTGGTGGTACACTGACAGGTGATTTAGACTTTGGTGATGATATTAAAGCTAAGTTTGGTGACAGTGATGACTTACAAGTGTTTCATTCTGCTGGTAATTCTTTTGTACAAGATGCTGGTGCTGGTGATTTATTTATAGCTGGCTCAAATGCAGTTCGTATAACTAACTCAAGTGCTAGTGAAACTTATGCAACATTTAATTTAGATGGTAGTGTAAACCTTTATCACGATAATACTTTAAGATTTCAAACTAGTTCAACTGGAATTTCAGTGGCTGGAAATGTATTTGTAACAGGTACAGTAGATGGTCGAGATATAGCTACAAACATTCCATCCTCTTTGGGAACATCAGGTCAAGTTCTTACAGTTAACTCTGGGGCTACAGCAACTGAATGGGCTGATGCTTCTGGCGGTGGCGGCGGAATAACAACAGGCAAAGCAATTGCTATGGCAATGGTATTTGGATAATAACAGGAGAATAAAATGACTGCACCAAACGTAGTTAGTGTTGCAACTATAACAGGCAAGACAGATGTGCTTGCGGCAACAACAACAGCCACAGCAATAACAACTGCGGCAACAGGTAAATTACTAAAGATAAACTCAGTTATCATAGCTAACATTGATGGCACAAACGATGCTGATATCACTCTTGATTTGTTTAGGTCGAGTACAGCTTACAAGATAGTAAGTACAGTTACAGTACCAGCAGATGCTACTCTCGTAGCTATAAGCAAAGACAGTGCAATATATTTAGAAGAAGGTGATGCACTAAGGGCAACAGCTAGTGTAGATGGAGACTTACAGGTTATCTGTAGTTACGAAATTATATCTGAGTAATCCATGAAAAACAGTGTGCATGATAATGGTGGTTTTATAGGACGTGTAGCAGACTATGCGGCTACTGATTATTATCAAACTATTAGTGGGTATTTGGCATATTCTTTTACTTTTGATAATATTACTTTTGGCATTAATTCTCAATTAACTAGACCTACAGGTTTATTTTTTAAGCCAGATGGTACTCTTTTATTTGTGGTAGGTAGAGACACAGATAAAGTGTTTTCTTATGGACTTACAACAGCATGGGATTTATCTACAGCTAGTTATACTGGAGATTCATTTAGTGTAGCTTCACAAACTATCGTACCTAGTGGTATACACTTTAAGCCAGATGGTACAAAACTTTATATAGCTGGAGAAGTTACCAATTCCATTAGTGAATACTCTTTGTCTACAGCTTGGGATATTACAACAGCATCTATAACTACAGCTGGCGGTGTGACATCTGAAGAGTCAGGAGTTTTGGATGTAACTTTTAAACCTGACGGCACTAAGTTTTACACAGTTGGTTTTATGACTGGTGATGTGCATGAATATTCTATGACTACAGCATGGGATATTTCTACAAAGTCATTTAGTGGAAATGAACTTTCTTTAAACTCACAAGTTGGTTGGCCTACAGATATAGCTTTTAACAGTGATGGTACTATAATGTATGCTATTGGAGAAAGTAATTACTTTGCTAGTTGGGATTTATCTACAGCTTATGATGTTACTACTGCTACATTTAATAGTAGGTTTTCTGTAACTGGTAATACTAGAGGTATTAGCTTTAAATCTGATTACTCAAAATTATATTTAGTAGAATTTAATAATGATACGGTAAGGCAATACTCAGCATCTAGTATCATAGTTAATAAAAACAAAAAGAACACTGGCGTTTGGAGTATGGATGCAGATTACCTTAATGCAGAATTGCAAGATACTGGTTTAGATATAGATGCTGTCTATGGTACTACATACCTAAGAGAATTAACATCATTTCCACAAGAGTTTTCATCAGGCTCTGGAGGTGCAGGTCGAATTGATGTGACTTTTATATTTGATATGACCTTCAGTACAACAGATACTGGATGTATATTAGACCAAGGTGGAACTACAGACGGTCTTTATGTAGGTATGGTGTCAGGAGGCAATCTTAGGTTGTCTGTTTCTGGTGCAGTATCAGGAGTATCTAACGAAACATCTACTACAACAACAGATATGTCTGCTTATGCTGGTGTAGCTGGTCAACTTATTGTTACTATTGATTATCAAAACCATATTCAGTGTTGGTGGAATGATACCACTAATGGAATTAATCAAATAGTTTCTGTAGATTTTAATGGTAACGGCGATTGGGCTGGTAATAATGCCGCAGGAGTAGGTCAAGGAAGTCAAGGAAGTAGTGTACATGGTGGTCATTCTAACTCAGCTTTTACAGGTACACTAACTAGGTATCGAGAAATCACAACCTACATTGACACAAGTACATTTTAGGAGGGTTACAAAATGAAAAATAGTGGACTAATAACTAAAACAATAAACACTCCTACAACAAGTTCAGCTAGTGGTGTCTGGAGTTTACAAGAGCAATACGAAGCAGAGACTAATAATGCTTGGCCTAAGTTTCATCAGCTTTCAATTACTAGTGGATTAACCATGTGGTATGATGCTACTGATATTACAACTTTGTTTACAGACACATCTAAAACCACAAATGTAACATCGCATGGCGACACTGTTAGATTATGGGCTGATAAGAGTGGAGGCGGTTATGATATGACTACAGTTTCTACTTACGAGCCTACCTACGATACTCAATCACACACACAAGAATGTGTAGATTTTGATGGTACTAATTGGACGTATAATGCCACAGATAAAGTTGTTAAGCAGTTATATGCAGTAGTGAGTTCCACTGCTACAACAAGTCATGTTCTTTTTGGATTTGATAATGCAGATAATCAATATGCACATTATGATACTGGTGGTACAGTTTACAATTCTTCCCCAAATTTAAATGGCACTGCCGGATCTTATCAGACAGTAAGTGGATATACTGGTATTCCTACTACAGGAGTTCATCTTCTTATGGTTGATTTAGTAAACTTTGTGCGTATGGATTTTACACAGTACTCATCCAATAGCCCTTACAATCATGGTGGTGGTTCTACTGGAACATATATTGGTAGACGAGAAAATTCAGCAACTGCAAGTATTTTTAATGGCAAAATTATAGAGATGATAGGATATGACCGACATTTAACTTCTTCAGAAATTGAAAATGTAGAAGATTATTTAAACAGCAAGCATGGCCTTGGCTTAACAAGGTAAAGGAATGATATCATGACACTATACACAATTAATCAAACCTATCCTAAAACTTTACCACACAGGATAGTTCTCTCAGACGGTACAACTCGTACTGACAACACAACATTTACTGATGTTGAGATAGCTGATGCTGGTTATACTGTAGCACCTGACATACCTTCACATACAAGTGATCAACAAGTATTCTGGAATAATACTGATTGGTATGTGCAAGACATGACAGGTAACGAATACGATGTAAGAAATTATGCTCAAGAGTTAATACTTGGTTACTGTCCTGAGTGGAAGCAAAGAAACATAACCAACAGGTCAATGGAGTTAGTTCAAAAAGGTTCAGATAATTGGACAGCAGAAGAACTAGCTGAGTATAATGCTAATCAAGCTATTTGGACTAAGATAAAAGAGATACGTGATGCATCTAATACACTAGAAGCTATGTCACCTATACCGCATGATTACTGGTTAGATGAGCATTGGCCTGAAGGTATAGGAATGTAGAATGACATTTAGTACAGCCCCTTTTTCAAGTACAGCATTTTCATCATTTGAAAATATAGCAATAGGAGCAGGAGTACAGGCTAGTGTGTCTGTTTCATCTAATGTTACGTCATCTGCATTAACTGTTAAGGATTGCTCTTTAAGCGTATTGCCGTCATCTTCGCTAACAATTTCATACAATAGGTTTAGAAATGTTGATGGTAATGTTGCGCCAAATCTTTTATTTTCAACGAGTTCCGTTGTGGTTTCCTCTGGGTCATCAAGTATAAACCCAAATTCTGCATTATCCACAAATTACGAAAGACTTTTATCAAATAGCAGCCAATTAAACGTAGCTTCTAGTATGTTGGTATCAGCTATAGAAAAATGGGAAGAAGATGCAGATACACCTGAAACGTGGGTTGACTACGTTAAGGCAAGCGAAACTTGGATAGAAGTGCAACCAACACCGGAAACATGGACGCTTTGTTAATGTTGCAAATTTGCATAATTTATGGCAATGTGTTGCCAAATAGGAGACTAAATAATGGCTGATACTACAACAACCACATATAACTTAGTTAAGCCAGAAGTCGGTGCATCTGAGGATACTTGGGGTACTAAAATAAACACCAACTTGGACAGCGTTGATAATTTACTGGATGGGACAACTGCAATAAGCCCGGACTTAACAGCGTTAAAGATTGGCGGGGCTACAGTCACAGCATCCGTCACTGAGTTAAACAAGTTAGATGGCGTGACAGCTACAACTGCTGATATTAACTTGCTAGATGGCGTGACAGCTACAACTGCTGATATTAACTTGCTAGATGGCGTGACAGCTACAACTGCTGAATTAAATTACGTTGACGGCGTTACAAGCAATATACAGACGCAGCTTGATACAAAGTATGTATCTACAACTCAAGCCGAGGCAGTTTGGGAGACAGGTACTAGCACAACTGAAAGCATTGTTTCGCCAGCTAAAGTTAAAGCGGCGATCGAAGCTCTTGCCCCCGATAATGGAATTGGCGTGGGCCAGACTTGGCAGGATGTTGAATCAAGCCGTACAGATGGTACTTCATATCAGAACACAACAGGTAAATCTATTTCGGTTGCTATTACTGGTTACGGCAATGGATCTTTTAGAAATTTTGAAGTCAGCACAGATAACTCATCGTGGATTACTGTTGGTCGCTTTCACCCAAACAGTGGACAATGTATGAACGCGGTAATACCTAATAATTATTATTACAGGTTTGCTAGTGGTGCTTCAATTACAACATGGGCGGAGCTAAGATAAATGCCATTAATACCGCTAGATATACAACCCGGCATTTACCGAAATGGCACTGAATTACAATCGTCAAATCGTTGGCGAGACAGTAATTTAATACGTTGGGTAGATGGCACTATGCGTCCAATTGGTGGCTGGCGCACCCGATCTGATACTGCGGCGGACGCAAAGGTGCGCGGTTTACTTACGTGGGTTTCTAATGACCAAAGCAGATACATTGTTGGTGGCACGTATGATAAATTATATAGTTGGACTTCTGCTGGAGTGCGCCACGATATAACCCCAACAAGTTTTGCATCAGGCAGAGAAAGTGCAGAAGCATTTACAGGGTATGGCGGTAGCTTCTATGGCAATTATGCATACGGCGTAGCAAGGCCAGACACGGCAAGAACACAGCCTGCCACAACTTGGTCATTAGAAAATTGGGGCGAGTATCTCTTAGCATGTAGCCCAGATGATGGGAAGATATACGAGTGGCAATTAAGTAATTCTACCCCTGCTGCTGTAGTGGCAAACGCGCCAATTAATAATGAGGCAATTGTTGTCACTGAAGAAAGATTTGTGTTTGCACTTGGTGCAGGCGGCAATCAACGTAAAATACAATTTAGTGATCGAGAAGATAACACGACATGGACGCCCGCAGCTACAAATGAGGCTGGTGATATTGAATTAAACACAAGTGGCAGAATTATGGCTGGTGTTCGAGTGCAAGGCCAGACATTGATATTAACAAGCACAGATGCGCACGTTGCAAATTACATTGGCGCACCATACGTTTATGGTATTGAGCGTGTTGGCTCTAGCTGTGGTTTGGTAGCTAGTAAGGCATATGCATCAGTTGATCAAGGTGCATTCTGGATGGGTAATCACTCGTTTTATGTTTATGCAGGCGGTGTAGCTCAACAGCTTGAAAGTGAAGTATCTGACTATGTATTTGGCGATATAAATCGAGCGCAAATTAGCAAGGCTTTTGCTGTGCCGAACAGTACATATGGCGAGATATTCTGGTTTTACCCATCAGGTTCGTCTACTGAAAATGATAGATACGTTGTTTATAATTATGTTGAACGCACTTGGTACATTGGCGAACTTGGCAGAACGGCAGGCGCTGATATGGGTACGTTTAAGCAGCCGTTCTGGGTTTCAGCAGATGACAATAAATTATACGAGCATGAGATTGGGTTTAACTATGGCAGCATGTCACCATTTGCAGAGAGCGGGTCTATATCATTAGGAACTGGCGATAATGTTATGGCGGTAACTGAGATGATCCCAGATGAAAAGACGCAGGGCGATGTTACTGTAACATTTAAATCAAGGTTTTATCCAAACGGAACAGAAAGATCATATGGATCTTTTGTAATGTCAAATCCAACTTCATTAAGGTTTACAGGGCGACAGATCAGATTAAGGATAGACGGCAATACTTTAGGAGATTGGCGTGTTGGTATTAATAGGATAAACATCACACCGGGCGGTAGAAGATGAGCGAGCAGCAACAGCGAGCGCCAGATGTAATTGGTAATGATTGGCGAACGTGGGGTCGCCGATTAGTTGCATATATTGCCCAAACGAGATCCACGCTAGTTCAACAGAATGGAGATGAGAATGCAGCAGAAGATGGCACTCTTATGTGGAATCGAGTATACAAATATCCAGTTGTAAGTGAAGGTGGAGAGTGGCGTCAAATTGTAATGGAAGGTGGACACGCTAACTTTATTAAAACATCAGACGTTACACCGGCTCTAGCAAATACAGCATACAAGCTGACCTATGACGTACCAACTGGTAATTCAAAAATCACACAAGGCACACCAGCAAGTAGAATTGTATTTGAAGAGGCTGGGGAATATGTATTATCATTTTCTGCGCAAATATCATCAACAAGCGCAAGCACAGTACATTTTTACTTCTGGCCTAGCATAAATGGTACGAATGTAGATAATAGCGCTATGACAACTGCATTACACCAGAATAACGCTACAGTTGTTACGTCACGAACACAGATATTTACTGTGGCGGCTGGTGATTATTTAGAAGTAAATTACATGATGGATAACACTGACGGATTTTTAAATTACACTGCTGCATCATCACCCGTTCCATCAATACCATCCTCAACATTATCAATTACGAGAACGCACGCATGAATGAAGAATTAGAAAGATGTAAGCCTTGGATAGAAGCAGCTCTAGAATACTCTGGCGGCACGCATGACTTCATTGATATTGCTGAAGGAATATATAAGGGTACATTGCAGTTGTGGCCTTCACCAAAGGGGTGCATAGTCACAGAAATTGTGGTATACCCAAGAAAAAGAATGTTAAACGTGTTTTTAGGCGGTGGCGAATTGGATCAAATTTTGGATATGCACCAAGATGTGGTAGAGTGGGCTAAAGCGCAAGGATGCGCGGCACTAACCATGACGGGGCGTGTCGGCTGGAAAAAACCATTGGCGAAACATGGCTGGCATCAGCTTCACTCGTCTTATGTTAAGGAGTTTGAATAATGTCTAAAGGCGGGTCAACATCATCAAGTGTTACAGTACCAGATTATATAGAAGATGCGGCACGACGTAATTTAAATAAAGCTGAAGGCATATCGCAAATAGGTTACACGCCATACTATGGCCCAGACGTAGCTGCGTTCACACCTATGCAACAGGCTTCATTTCAAAATACGGCAAATGTTGCTGATGCATTTGGTATGGGTGCGCCTAGCAGTAGCTTTGATATAATGGGCGGCATGGGCGAGCCTACACAATATGCTAACGGCGTTCGTGGTTATTCATCTGCGCCAATTTACGAGCAATCATTAAATGAGCTTGCCGCACGCAGGCCAGCGCAAAAAGCGTACATGGATAGTTTCTTTATTGACCCATACACAGGCGCACCGGGCGCTAACGTGCAATCTCCCAATGCGATGTATCCAACATATGATGGAACGCAAGCTTCGGCTATACAAAGTATGCAAGACAGTCGGGGTGATTATCGCAGCGATCGCAACAAGCAAAGAATGTTGGATATGATGAATAGGGAAGCTACCTCTCCATTTCAGCCGGGTTCAAGCACTGCTGGCACAAATTACGCAGTTTATGATAAATCGCAAGGTTTTACAGCTCCGGGATACTTTGGTGCAATTCAAAATATATTTGACCCAAAAATACCAGATGCTACAGGATCAGATTACGGCTTGCAAAATCCAAACACGACTTCAATTGTTGCCGGCGGATATGATGTCGGCGAAGTAGATCCGAGGCTTGCAATGGCTGCGGGTTACAGATTGCCTATTGAAAAACAGCCCGGAAATTATGATTTATTTAGCGGACGTGGACGAAGAACAAGTGGCGTTGGCAATAAAGGCGGTGAGTATGGATTACTAGGCGATATAGGCGGGGCAATAGGTGACGCAACTGGATTTACTAGCTACAATACGCCTGACGTTATACAGGGCAGAGTAGACGCAGAAGCGGCTAGAATGGCTTCTGAAAGAGCGGCTAGGGAAAGGCGATCTGCTTCTGCTGATAGGCGCAGAAAAAATCTTAATAAAAAAACTGGCGGCGGATTATCTGTAGATCAGCGCAAGGCTAGTGCCGCAAAAAAATATGGTGGGCTGAAGACCAAAGGTAGGTAAGCATTATGAACAAGATGACTAATTTTAAAAGAAAAGAGGCTTAATATGTCGTATGGCACTACAGGATGGAATGCGGCTCAAGTTGCCAATGCGGCACAAAATTCTTCCGCACAACCAAACGGAACGTATAACCCAATGGGTAATAATTATAGCGCTATTAATGGCGGCATAATGCCCGGTGGCAAGGGCGGACAAGGATTAAATAGCAACCCTACAATAGCTCCACAAGGTAGCTTCAACGTAAACCAAGCGGCGGCTGGTGGTTTACAGCAGGCTATGCAAGGCACTCAAGCGGCGATGCAAGGGCCAAACATTGGTCAATTTATGAACCCATACACCCAGCAAGTTACGCAAAACACGTTAGCTGATCTTGAGCGCCAAAGGCAGATGCAGATGAACACAATGGGAGCGCAAGCATCAAACGCGGGAGCGTTTGGGGGTTCGCGCCACGGCGTTGCAGAAGCTTTAACTAATGAAGGATTTGCAAGGCAAGGCGCACAAGCATTTGGTAATCTGCAACAGCAAGGGTTTAACACTGCATTAGGTGCGGCGCAAAACCAACAGCAATTACAAATGGGCGGAGCTGCACAAACTGGCGCACTCGCAAACCAAGCATTTAACACAGGTCAGGCAATTCAAGACAGGCAAGAGCGACAAGGTTTACTACAGCAAGGTTTACAGCAAGCACTCATTGATGCGGCTAAACAGCAGTATGATAGTTACACTGGAGCGCCACAGCAAGCATTATCAGCGCCACTTGCTGCGCTTGGTGTTGCGCAAGAAGGCGGCGCAAAAACAACAACAGAAAGCCAAAGTCCGGGCTTGTTAAGTTATCTACAAGCATTTGGCGGGATGGGATAAGCATATGATAAAAAAGCCAGCAGAAATCATTCAAGATAGGATGAACCCAAGTCAGTCTCGTGGCGGTTTAGGCGGCTTACTTGACTATGCCAGAGAGCAAAACCCCAACACTGGTTTGAGCAGATTTCAAAACTTTGCCGCAGCTCTTGACCCATTAATTATGCCAGAGATGCGTGCAGGCGAAGCAATACGCGAACGTGGTATGCAACGTGTAGCTGCTGGTAATGTGAATAAGACTGTTGAGTGGTTGAAAAACAACGGATACGCAGACGCGGCTGCTGTTATAGAGGCTAATCCGTCTGCCGCATCAAATGTGGTAAGTGCAATTTTATCAAACAGAATGAAGCCTAAAGATACATTTAGAATAGCCACGCCAGAAGAGGCGAAAGCATATGGCGCTCTTGCTGGTCAATTTGATAGCAGTGGTAAATTTTACTCAACACAAAAAGTTGAGATGAGTAAAGATTTGACTGCGGCTCAAGCTCAATCCAAAGGCTTTGTTGAAAGAGCAGAATTTTCACAAAACATTTTAAATGATTTAGAAAATCAAGGCACTATGATGCGAAATTATATAGCTGGCTCTATACCTTTTGGTAATTTCCTTAGAACCCCAGAAGGCCAAAAATATGATCAAGCAAAGCGTGATTTTATTAATGCTATACTACGTCAAGAAAGTGGCGCAGCTATTGGTAAGGATGAATTTGACAATGCTGAATTGCAATACTTTCCACAGCCAAATGATGGGCCAGAAGTTATAAAGCAGAAAAGACAAGCAAGAGAAGCTAAAATTAGCGGTTTAAAATATACCGCAGGGCAAAATGTTAACAACCAAGCTAACGGCAACGGCAATGGATTTTCTGTAACAAGTGTAGTACCGGGAAGATAATAATATGGATAAATTTCAAATAATGACACCCGATGGCTATGAAGTTGAAATATCTGCGTCTAGCCAAGAAGAAGCATTAGAAAAAGCAAAATCTAACTATAAAAAATTACCACGCATTATTAAAAAGATGGATGGTAATGTACGCATATTTGAGCGTAAGGATGGGCAGAGATATTTGGTAAGCCCGTCATACTCTACATCTGACCAAGATAGAATTAACACTATCATGGCAGGAGAAACAGACGCAGGGCAAGCGTCTAAGTCTAGCTTTTACCAAGATGTACTAGATAAATATCCACTAGCTTCAAGAGCTGCGGTATATCTTGGTGCAACTCCATTTGCTGGCAAATACACTGATGAAGCTATGGGTCAAACTTTTGGAGAACAAGCGGCAATAGCAACACGCGCAGCTCAATCGGCTATGGCAAGCGAACGTCCAATAGAAAACGCTGCAATAGGTCTGGGTAGCGGCGTGATTAACTCTGCGGCTATGTTGGCGGCTTTACCAGCTAAAGCTACAGCAGCCCTTGCTGGGCCATTGACGCAAACCTTACCAGCAACAATTGCGCGTGGCGTTGCAACTGGTTCTGGATTGGGAGCATCAGAGGGACTTATATCTGGGTATGGCGACGGGTCAACAACGCAAGAGCGAATTGAAAGCGCAAAACAGGGCGTAATGTTTGGCGCAGGAGCTGGCGCAGTTTTAGGTACAGCAGCACCTATAGTTGGTAAGGGTGTTAAAAACTTAGCAGATTGGGTAAAACAAACTGACGTTGGGTTAATCTCAAATGCTTTAAATATATCTGGGAATGCGGCTAGAGTAATTAAGAACACATTTGAGCTAGGCGGAGATGTTAATAGCGCACTATCATCTATACAAAGAGCTGGTGATGAGGGAATGCTTGCTGATGCAGGATCTGCGGCGCAAGCATTGTTAGATGCATCCGCCTCAAGTGGCGGTCAGTCTTCAATGGTGGCGCGCACTGCCATAAATGAGCGCATGGCAAGAACTGGTCAAAACTTGGACGCTACATTTAATGAAGTTTTAGGAGAAGCTGAAATTGGCCCTAAAACTGCTGTAGAAAATATTGCAAAAAGAACGCAAGCCCAAAGAAGCGATTTATATAATGAAGCATTTAGAGGCCCGAAATCTGCAATTGATTATAGCTCAGAAAAAGGCGATCAAATATTTAAAGTTTTAGATAGAACCCCAGATAATGTTTTATCAAAGGCAATCGCAGATGCTAATGAGGCTATACAAATTAGTGGTATGCCCGCAAATCAACAAATAAAAGTTATAGTTGGCGACAACGGAAAAATTATATTTAGTGAACTACCAAATGTTATGCAATTAGACCAATTGAAGAAATCTTTGCAATCTATTGCATATGAGAATGTTGATGATTTTGGCAGATTAACTGGCAAAGGTAGTAGCTATAATAAACTAGCATCAGATTTACGTGATGCTGTATCTGACGCCGTGCCTGTTTATGGTGATGCGGTAAAACTTGGTGGCGATAAAATAGCTGAAGAGCGATCATTTAAATTAGGTGCTGACCTTCTTAAACCAAACACAGAACTTGAAGATGTATTAGATCAATTTAATGCAAGCACACCAGTGGCGCAGCTTGAAGCTGCAAAGACAGGCTTGCGCAATTATATTGATAAGGCAATGAATGACGTAAAAGCTATTGCATCTGACCCTACGGCAGAAGCCATTGACGCCAGACAAGTTATAAAAGTTGTAACTGATTTAAGTTCTGGTAGCTCAAGAAATAAAATAAAAGCTTTACTGGGAGCTGAAGCGGATGCGCTACTAAAGCAAATAGATGCAGCGTCTCAATCAGCAGTTGTTAAGGCATCTATGGCGGTTAATTCCAAAACAGCACAACGTACTGCAATTAACGAAACAATCAAAGAAATAACAAAACCCGGTGTAGTTGGTACTGCACTTAGGGGTGAGCCTTTGCAGACTTCACAGAGGTTAATTCAAGCTATATCTGGAATGACTGATGAATTTACTGAAAGCCAAAAGCAAAAAGTTTTTGTGGAAATAGCTACAGCACTAACGCAGCGCAAAGGCAGATCTGCACAAGAAGCATTAAAGTTAATATCTGGCGCTATAAAAGGGCAAGACTTAACGGAAGCTCAAAACAGATTTTTAGCACAACAAATATCAGTAACTTTGTTTGGCGGAGCTACACCAACTGCATCTGAAGCCGCATCAAATCTTGTGAATTAAGGAATAGATCATGGAATTAAAACCAAAGTCACGTATGGAAATTGAAGGCATTGTCCAAGACGCCATTGCCAGCGCAGTAGATTTCGTTGAAAGCGAGATAAGCCAAGATAGAATTAAGGCGCAGCGATACTATGACGGCGAAGTTGACCTTGGTTATGAAGATGGCAGAAGCAAAGTTGTAGCCACAAAAGTACGTGATACTGTACGTGCTGTAAAACCAAGCCTAATGCGTATATTCCTAAGTACAGCAAAGCCAGTGGAGTTTGTCCCGCGTGGCCCAGAAGATGTAGCAATGGCAGAGCAAGCCACTGAATTTATGCACCACGAGTTTACACGTTTAAATGGCTACCGGGTGATAAACGATGCATTCCAAGATGCACTTGTGAAGAAGCAAGGTATCGTAAAGGCATACTGGATGACATATCCAGAAGCAGAGATATACACGTTCACAGACTTAAATGATGACGAGCTGACATATCTCACAGATGACGATGAAGTTACAGTAATCGAGCAAACTACAGAAATGAGTATCTCAATGGATGAGATGGGCATGGAAGTAGAAGTACCAAAGCACGACATAAAAATTAGTCGCAAGCAAGAGCAAGGCGAGCTGTGTATAGAGAGTGTTCCGCCAGAAGAATTTTTCATTAACCGAGACGCACGCAATCTCAAAGATGCTTACTTGGTGGCTCACAGAACTGAAATGCGTGCAGGCGATTTAATCGGCATGGGATATGACCCAGACGTTGTATTAGACTTAGATAGCTTCGATAGCGGGTCAGAGATGACTGAAGCTGAAGTACATGAAAGACGTGGATACAGCTTGGATACATCTGACGAGGATGAGCAAGATCCGGCAATGAAAAACGTGAGTGTAACAGAAGCATACATGCGAATAGACGCAGATGGCACTGGCATACCAATATTACACAAGATTACTTGCGGTGGTACATCATATGAATTGCTAGACTTTGAGCCATGTGATGAGTTACCTTTTGCTAAGTTTGAGATAGACCCAGAGCCACATACATTCTATGGACGTTCACTAGCTGAAATAGTTATGGATGACCAAGACGCGGCAACGTCAGTTTTACGCTCAATCTTAGATAACGTTGCAATGACAAACAATCCACGTCTGGCGGTCATAGAGGGCGCAGCCAACATTGACGACGTGCTAAATAACGAGATTGGTGCAATTGTGAGAATGCGCCAAGCTGGTGCAGTGCAAGACTTGTCAGTGCCATTTACCGCTGGGCAGACGTTAGGTGCATTAACTTACCTAGATGGCCTTGTAGAGAGCAAAACAGGCGTCTCACGTGCTTCTATGGGGTTAGACCCAGATGCAATGCAGTCTACAACTAAAGCGGCTGTGCAAGCCACTGTGCAAGCTGCGGCTGGGCAAGTTGAGGTTATGGTGCGTAACCTAGCAGACGGCATGAGAGACTTGTTTGGCATAATGTTGCGCCTGTCTCACAAGAATGTAGACGAAGAGCAAATGATGCGAATGAACGGCTCATTTGTCCCAGTAGATCCCCGCGTATGGGATGGCTCGATGGACGTTAGCATTAACGTTGGATTAGGCACTGGCAGAGAAGAAGAGAAAGCCTTAGCACTAAATCAAGCATTGCAAATGCAACAACTTGTGTATCAGACATATGGGCCTAACAATGGTTTAGTAAGCATGACAAACATTAGAAACACGCTTGCAGATCAATTGGCGGTATCTGGCATACGAAATGCTGACAGGTATTTTGCGCCAATTACGCCAGAGATTGAACAGCAAATGCTACAGCAACAACAGCAAGCACAAGAGGCGCAAGGCGGCGAGCAAGACCCGAATGCAGCGTTCTTGCAGGCAGAGCAAATGAAGGCTCAAGCTAAGATGCAATCTGACATGGCTAAGCTACAGCTTGACGCGCAGAAAGCCGCCGCAGACAACGATTTAAAGCGAGATCAGATGGCGCAAGACTTGCTAGTTGATGCAGCTAAAGTGTATGGTGAATATGGGACATCAGTTGATGTGGCACGCATACAAGCGGAGCAAGATAAGGTTCGCATGGTTGGTCAAATGGCACAAGGTAATCCACAGCAATGACAACAGAAATACGCATAAATGCAGAAGAGGCTAAACGTCTGAAAAACGACACGGCATTCGTGCATTTTATGCAACAGGTACGCGATGACCAACTAAGGTTATTCGCTGACAGTAGTGCATCAGACGTTGATGTACGTGAAGATGCTCACGCAATACTGCGTGCAGTGAACCAGATCGAAATTAAACTCGACGCT